GGGGAGGTTGTAGAACCAATACCAGTGCATCTAGATTCGAGAATAGCATGTTTTAATTCTACTGTTGATATTCCACTATATTCGGAGGATGCCATTCCAACCAACATTGTGTTGATAGCACCAGTCGTACCAATACCAACACCTGTATTTGGATAGAAATCTATTTTTAATAAATCATCATCAATATATCCACGATAAGTTCCCATACCAGTACGAGACACATATCCCTCAGTGATATTTGTCGATAATCGACCATATTCCATTATATCAACAGTTGTTCCATCATGAATAATATTAAATTGATTATATTCAAATTCTTCATAATTAATATCAGGATTGATTGATACCATTACATGAGCAGACCTATAAGTGCTTGCAATACCTACAATTGTTGTAGTTCCAATACCAACACCAATTGCTACACTTTCAGTATCAACAATTGAAGGTCCAACGACTGTGCTTCCAGTGCTTAATGCATTATCATCCAAATTAAAGGAAAGACTCGCAATAAAATAATCATTAACAGAATATTTTACAGGATACCATCTTAACTCACCTAAACTACCAGAAATCGCAAAGTCAAAATCACCTTGATTATAAACAGTGTCTATTTTTCCATATTGGTTAAGATATCCAAAATTATTATCATGAATGATATCAACAATAGTTAATTGCCTTTGAGCAGTAAATCTCTTGTCCCTTACATAGAGGAAATACTTCAATGCTCTTCTTTCTGCTAATGTCCAATTAGCAACTGTAGTAAATCTAGTAGATCTTGGATTACTATTAAATGTTCCACTAAAGTCATCAATAGAAACAACTCTATTACCTATAGATTCTTGGAAATCTTGTAAAATCCTACTTGAGAAGGTTATTTCAGTAGAAACAGTGTCATTACTAATACTTAAGACATTTTCTGAGGCAAGATCAAAATCTTCAACAGTATGCATATTAACAGTTGACTGCAACTCATTAACAACTGTATAAGCAGACAATTCAGTTGATAAACCAACTACTAATGAGTCTTTTTGATCAGGAGTTGATTCTAATTGATAATCACCAAACTTTTTAAATCCAATAGTATGATTTAAGGTAGAAACTGAATCATCCCAAACCTCAAAGTCAACTCTAGAACTTAATGAGTATGATAAGTTCTGATAATAGTCACTATCTTGGAATCTTTGTAGAGTTCTATTAAAGAATCCTGATTCTGTCTCCCAACCACCTTCTACTCTAGCAGTTGCTGCTAATTTTAAATATGCATCAAATGATTTAATAGATGTAGCAGTTCCTTGAACACCAGAAGCACCACCAACTATAATATCACCAACAACAAAATCTTTTTGAGCAGATATTCTTAAAATACCAGTGNTTGCTTCCCAATATTGAACTTCACCTGTTGTGCTACTAAGAGTTCCAGTAACAGTTTCACCAGGAACGTAATCATTTGATTTTGTAAGTTTTACATCAAATTGTGGGAAGTATTTTTGAGGAACAACTCTTCCTGCTGAGTTAACAAAGTCATATGTGCCTGGNGTTAACTCAGGTGCTAAATCTCCAAAGAAATCTGTAAGGTTATAAGTGATACTTCCAATACCACCTAAATTAGGATCAACCTCAGTTAGATTGAAAAGTTTATAATCATACTCAGAAGAGTTATATCCTCTTGCTGTTGTTCCTAAACCTACACTAATACCCTCAACATAAACTAAGTCACCAACCTCAAATGGGAAGCTATTTGCAGTGCTAAATCCAGTAGCAAGAGTAACAGTTACATTTTTACTAGTGGTATTAAATCCAACAGTGCTAATACCAACTCCATTTGAGTTCTTAAGAGGAATGACAGTAGGTGGTGCATCATGAATACCAAAAGTATTCTTCAAAATTTCTACATTAGGATTACCTAATGTATATCTTAAATCTAGATCATAAACTGGTTTATTGGTAAATCCATCAATTACCAAAAGTTCAGGTGCAGAAATATAACCAACACCAAATGAAGTTATACCAACAGACTCAACAGATTTAAGAGCATCCAATTCAATAACTTGTGGCAATGAAGCACTTGGCATCAAAGTTGGATCTGATGGGAAATTATATCCAACATCCTTAAGTCTTACAGTTTTAATTTTACCAATAGAAGTACTAACACCAGAAATAATTGCATTAGTTCCTTCAACACTATTAATTGTAGTAATTCCTGGAAGAGAATAATAATTCTTACCAGGATTCTTTATTTCAAATGATGATATTTCACCAAATGCATTAACACTATCAGTTTCGTAAGTTAAATCTGATAAAGAACCATAAGATGTTTTTTCTGGGATTTGAGGTAAAGTATATGTAAATTGATTTGTTGCTGCTATCGTAATTCTTTGCTTACCACTATACAGACTATCAAGAATGGTTACTTGACTTCCAGAAATAACTTCTTTATCTACGTTTACTTCTTTTTTAACGTCGGGAAGATTACTATCATAAATTGGATCTAATTTATAGAATAATTCAGTAGGAATTTCCTTTGTTACTGTCAAAGTAACGTTAGCATCTGTTGTTATACCAGCAGCTCCATTTCTTACAACATTGAAGTCTTTTGTTAAAGTTGAGGTGTCCCAAATCTTAGTGAAATTTTCATCTTTATATAAAGTAAAATTGAATGCAGAGTAATTCGTTGCTTGATTTACATATGATAAAGATGTATCAGAAACATCAAAGACAGCACTACAATCTTTATATAATTTTATTTCTGGATTTATTGGATTGATAGTTCCTACAGAGGTGCTAGTAATTCCAACAATTGGTGGTTTTTCTTCAATTGAATCATGATATGTATCTGATAATTTAATTGTATTATCATCAACTTTAACAATATAATAAATCTGCTGATCAACTAAACCACCACAAGGAATAGATGAAGTATGAATAATTTTATCACCCGATTTATATCCATGATTGGATATTGTTAAAGCATTAGTTGTAGTGTTTACTCCCGCTGCTATAAATGATTTTGGATCAATTACTATCTTTCTATTATAATCATTATACTTAACAATAATAGTTGTAGAAATTCCAGGACTGACATTCATAAACACATGATCACTGTTTAATAATCCATGAGTTTGTCCAGTAGAAACAGTTGCTTTAACTCTATTAATTTCTCCTGTAATTACTTCATAATTAGTTTTAAGACTGTGATATACTCCAGTTCCTATTCCTGCAAAGAAGAACGTTGTAGAGGTTCTCTGTGTGCTTGCAATACCCACAAAAGTTCCTGTAGTGCCTAAACCTACCTTACATGTAGATAGACCAATTATATCTGAATTAACAACTGCAACAAATAAATCTTTTCCATTTGGTAATGTTGTTATTCCAGAAGCAGTTCCTGCCAATCCATCTTCTCTGATAGTAATACCTGTTCCATTTCCTGGAGCATATGTTACTTTATCACCAGTTTTTAACTCATGATTTGGAAGATACATCTGTTTGGAATAAACAAACAGTTGAGTTAATCCAATACCAGGATTGGAAAATACAAGAGTACTACCAATTCCAACTCCACCTAAAGTAGATACACCAACTGCCTCTTTTGGTTCAAAGTAGATTTGCTTATTAACTCTATATTGATAAGTAGATGTAAATCCAGGATTAACAGTAAGTTTTCTAGGATGTTCTAAAATTTCTGTAGTAACTGTATGAGAAACTCCAGTAACACCGTTCACCCCTCTCAATACTCTAATTCTTGATTTTCCTGGTTCTACATTTAATACTTTTATAGTTTCTGTTCCGATTCCAAGAATATCATTAGATCTAATAGTAGGAAATCTTAAGTCACCCAAAACATCAAAATGAGTTACTATACCAGTTGCACCATCAGTTCCTATTGCAACTGCAGTGGTTCCTACTCCTGCTACAAATAACTTATTAGAACTAATACCAACATTATAAGTTCCTTCAATATTTGAAGATGTTGTTGATAATCCAGTTACATTAATAAGATCATTATTAATCCACTGAATTGGTTCATCTGCTATTGTTGTATATTGACCTTTTTGAGGACCAGGATAAATCTCCACACCTGTTATAGTGCTAGTAGCAACACTCACACTATCAATAGATTTACCTACAAGTAGATTAACTTGAGCCGCAACTCCAGCACCACTAGTCCCTTCATTGTTGAATACTACTTTATTACCTATTCTATAATTTTTTCCACCTGTTATAATTCCTACACTTTCAATTTTTCCTGGTTGAGTTCCTTTTATATCAATTGTTTGTAATAAACTATCTGGAATAGGTATATAAGGATATCTAGTATCACCTTCTATTAAATTATATGGTGTAGTATTTCTATACCAATTATCTTCTTCTAAAAGATAATCATCCTGATTAGAATATTGTGTAAAGTTAAATGGATCAGGTGATGATTGATAACTATCACCTAAAAGATATGGGAAAGTTGGTAATTTATAACTATTAAATTGACCACCCTGTTCAGCACCAGAATTGCTAAGAGTTGCAAAATAAGCATAAACTCCATTAGGGTATTGTGGTGTTATACAAAATCTTCCATTATTCTCATCCAAGAAAGTCTCATCTGTTTTTTCTTTGAATGTATAATCTTCAGCAAAGAATCCTGGACCAAATACTGTTAAAGGTGGTCTATTTTCTTTAAGAGCTGCTTCTTCAACATATCCAGATTTCATCTGAACTACAGATCCACCTTCTCTTTTGATATATCCATAAGGACCATAAATTGGATTTCCATCATATGCCCATCCAATAATTGGAGAATGATCTGAAGACTCAACTTCTTGACCATTAACCCTCTTTAAATCAGGTTGTCCATATAATGAAGTTCCCTCTTGATTAGTAGCATATAAACCTTCTCTTAGTTTTCTAGGAGCGTAGAGATGAGTATATTGCAGACCATATTTCTTGTTTAATCCATTTACAATAATACCATCATCTGATGTTACCTGCTCCCCTTGATAATATTTTTCAAATAAATTAATAGTCCATTGCTGAACATTAGGACGAAGTTTTACTCCCTCACCAGGTGAAAGAACATCTATGGATATAGCATCTTTTGTATATCCAATACCTTTTTGTAAAACTTTAACTTCTTCTAAAAGATATGTGGCACTTGTTCCAATTCCAACAGTTTTAAGAACAGGAGTTAATACTGCACCAGATCCATCACCATTTATTTGAAGATTTGGTGGAGCAATATAATCTTTACCTTTATTTTCTACAATAACTTCAGTAATAGATCCATTATGCACAATAGGTGTTAACTGAGCATTAGTACCAGAAGATAAACTTACATCTGGTTGCCTATTAAAGTTAATAACTTCTGAGGATCCATATCCAACACCTTTATCAGCAAGGTGAATTGATGTTACTTCTCCTCTAAAGATTGGTTGAACTTTAGCTTCAAAAGTATCTACACCTACAGATGCTACACCAACACTACCAGTTATAGTTACAGCAATCTCAGGATAATTGAATTGATGTGTTCCAACACCAATACTATCTAATGGACGATATTGTTTTGTTCTATAATAAAAATCACTAGCAGTAGTTCCAACACCAACACTTGTTAATTTAAAATTATCTTTATTAACGAAACAAACATAATAATCAGTGGCAGTTGTTAATCCAGTAATACGGAGTTCCTGTGCATGTATAATTGATAATTTCACCATCTTTATAATCGTGATTTACAATCTCTATTTGATTTAAGGATGTAGTAACACCTGCAGGTTGGAGTGTTCTCTTTTTATTCTCATAATCTGCTCCAGAGTTGATTACATTAATAGATTCAATTATTGATTTTTTACTAACAGCTTTTATAAATTGTGTGCCTGAACCACGAGAGGTTAAAACAACTGTATTGATTCCTGCAAGAGCACCAGCCTCTGTTGTATGAAGTCTTATTGTAGTGCCTCCAGAACCGACTACAGAGGCATGGTAACTAGCACTAGTAGTCAAACCACCCACNGACTCTTGATTGTCAGTTACATAGATAATTTGCTCACCATTAGCAAATTTGTGATAAGTGCTAAATCCAATTGTGGAAGGTAAAGTTCCTGTTGTTCCTAATCCTACTTTTTCTGTAAGAGGCAGTAAAAGGAATGGAATGATCCACAGACTGCATGTTTATTTCAGCAAAAGCATCTTGTCCATTTCCACCCGTAATTTTTATTGTAGGTTTCTGTCCGTAACCAAAACCAGGATCTATAATTCTAATACTTTTTAATGATCCCTTGACAGCAACAAATCCTGTAGCACCTGTTCCTACATTATCAGTTATTTTGGTAATAGGTGGATTGATTACATCATAGTTTGATCCTGGAGCAAGAACATCTATACTTTGTAATTGTCCATAATAAACTTTTTCATAAGATTTATAATTTAAAATTTCTACACCATTAACCAAAATACCAGTAGATCCAGGAGTAGTTTCAGAAACTGTTCCTGTATCGATTGGTGGTGTAATTACTCTTGCTAATTTTTGTGATTGAAGAGTTTCACCATTAAAACTGAAAGGTTCAATTCTATTATCTGTAGCAACACCTGTTCTTGTACCATCATTATCAAGGTTTATAAAGTTTCCATTATAAAGATCTGGTCTACTTTTTGATAATTTAATTTTGTTAGCATCTACCCTTTTAACGAAATAAAGACCCTCATCTGCTAAAGATGATTTAATAACAAAATTATCAAGTTGAGTCCCACTAGTAGGGTCTACATACACATCATTAACTATCTGTGGTGTATAGTAAACAGCATCTCCAGTATAGAATCCATGATCAAAAATAGGAACACCAACAGGAGTAGTAGCATCAGCAATTATATCCCAAGTATCTCCACTAAAGTTTCCATTAAATATAATTCTATTTGCATTCACACCAAGAGATGATGAATCATATGATGGAATAGATGGAGATGTAATTAATAATTTTTCTGTTTTTCTTTCTTTATAAACATTTTGAACATCTGAAGAAAATCTTGCAGCTTCGGGGAAGTTAAGTGCATTTGCTTTAGATAGTTTTCTTTCAATTACATATGGATTACTATCCATATTTGTAGTAATATCAATTTCACCTTGCTCTTTCATAATGAAAGATTTAGCAGAAGTGATTTGACTTATAATAGAAGCAGGAAAAGAAGTATTTTCTCCTTGAGATCTAGAAATAACAGCTCTATCACCAGTTTTAAATTCATGATCAACATCAGTAAAGACTTCATATGTAAAGTCTGAAACGTCAATCAAAAGCAAATCCTTAACTTTATAAGTTGGTGAAACATTATATGACCAACCACTCAATTTATACCCAGTATCGCCAATTCCTAACGTTTTAATTTTTATATCATCACCACTTCCATAAAGACAATTAGCATCTGAATACTCAACACTATTAATAACACTAGTAATTCTTACTTCAATAGTTTCATCTGGATCAAGAACAGAACTTCCATATGCAAATGTATTAACACCAACTATTGCTGCACTATCAATAGTTTTACCAATTCCACTTAATCCAAAAAATTGAGTTAAATTCTTAGAAGTATATGAACTTATTCCTACAGTATTATCACTATATCTAAAATGTAATTGACCTTCCGTTGCAAATCCAACCGTTGAGTCAACATCAAAGATAGTAGAACCTGCTGAAATTCCACCAACTACTCTAGTTCTTGGTGAAACCTCAAATGTACCATAAGTAGCACCTTCTACCCCTTGAGTCTCTGTTATATCCAGCATCTACACTAAACTTATAATAAGTTTCTCCAACACCAACAGCAATTTTTTCTACATGAGTTATAGGAGCATATGCTTTATCAATATTATCACCATATTCATCTTGAAACAAAGTAGATAATTCCAAATTCATGGGATCACCTTCAATGGATTGAACTACAAAATCTTTAGTAACTTTGTAGTTAGCATTGGATGGAGTAAAGAGAAAATCACGAGGTCTTATAATATTAACATTCTCATTATATAAAGATTTGAATAAAATTTCAAAACCTCTATCTGTTCCTTTACTTAAATAGAAATCTTTTGATTGTTTTATAAAAACTTCTTGATCCAAATCAGGAGTAAGTTGCCTTCCTTCTAAACCTGGTGTAATTTGATATTTTGTTTTCTTTAAAAATTCTTTAAGGAACAAACAACTTAAATTTTCTATTGTAGATCCTTTAGCATGTTCATCAGCTTCTGTAAGTTTCAAAAACTAACTCATCAGAACTGGTAGCACTCTTATAAGAGGTAATACCACTAAATCCCCTAATACAACCAGTAAAATCCAAAAGTAGTTATTCCAGTATATGTAATAATCTCATCATTAATTTTCAACAATCCATAAGAATCTGGAAAACCCAGAGTTCCTGTAGGAAAGTTCTGCATATCAACATCAATCGCATCACTAGAGATACCAACTGTTGCACCCAATCCAACAGAGTATGTAAGATTTGTAAGATTATCTACTTTTACATATTGATCAATATTTTGAACCAAATCAATTGGNCCACCTTCATATTCCTGTCCTTGATAATAAGATTTTAAAAATTCAGCAACTAATGGATAATCCGACTTTACATATCCAGGTAATTGGTTCTGGACAATGTTATTAAACTGTACTCTTTTTGTTGTCATTTTATAGTCTTTCTATCTTAGTAGGATGAAGCTGCTGATGTAGATGATGTAGAACTACCACCTGTTGTAGTAGTTGTAGTTGATGTGCTTGGAACTGAGGTTGTCCGTGTAGTTGTTTGTGTATTACGTCCACCAGAACGAACTAAATTACCATTAGCATAACTGGTAGATGTAATGTAATTAGAACCAGAAGGATCTAATCCTGAAGATATTTCATCAACTACGGTTTCAAACGTTGCTGTTATTAATATCTAGTTGCAAATAAAGATCCTGTAATCCAATGACATCATTAGACATGGGACATGCAGAAATTTCAATAACAGTTTGACCATCTTTAATCATTCCAGATTGGATATTAACTGGGTTGATAGTAATAATTCCTTCCTTATAATTAATGGTTCCAATGTTTCTTCTAACAATAGTAGGAGATTGGGATGCCTCTGATGGAACAGTGAATANAAATAGTGATCCAGTAATTCTATTTGTGTTGGGAATATCAGATATATAGACATCATCCATAATTCCAGCAATTCTAAATGCTGATGATTTAATGTTATATCCACTCATACTCTTAATATGAAACTCATTACCAAAACCAATTTGGTATTCAGCAAATGCATTTAATACTGCTCTTATATCTCTTCTTATATAAATGGTCGTAATATTAGATGTAATCGATTCATTACTTTGATCAATAATATTTAAAAACTTACTATACTTAAATCTAGCACCATATTTGTTCATTTCTGATGATTCTGCATACTTAGTAGAATTACTTTGTACAACAGAGGATACATATGCTGCAGAAGGTGCAAGATTACTGTTATAATAGATTTTTGAGTTAACTTCAATATAAAGATACTTCAAATCAAGTATTTCTGGGATAATTCCTGCCACCGCATACTTCTTTAACTTTAATTTGATCTGCTCTTTTATCAAATTGGGTAAAAAGTCACCAGTTTTGGGTTTTATGCTAATAAACACCTTTCCAAACTGAGGAGGAATCAAATCTTCACCACCAAAAACTGAAATTGACTCAGTTTCGGGATAAATTCTTGATGGAATCAAAGATTCATAGTCATTTGACGTAACTGCTCTGTTTTGAGACGAATAAATCCTTGGAGCAAACTTTCTAACAGACTCTACAGACTCAATTGTCTCTCCACCCGATGCAGTTAACCCAGTTGTCATTAAAGAGATGCCAGAACTAATTGTATATGACTGAGCATTACGTGTATATTGAATTCTACCTGNAAAATTGAATGAATTTAACCCATTTGCAGCATCTCCACTAGAAGTAATGTAATCTATTGTAATAAAATTACCATCATCGAGTTTTTTTCCAAAAATTCCGTCTCCAAAGAATATTTGATATCTCTCATCTTCAATTTCTTGTAAATAATAAACTTTTGACTCAGATTTTACGTCAAAAAGACTATTTTGTGAACTATATTTGGTTTCTGTAGTAGATGCTTCGTTCGGTCTTACAGAAACGGTCATTAAATCAGTATCAACACCAATATTTGGCATTATAAATTTCTGATTTGGAACTCTTGACGAATATGTGAAGGTTTGAGTTAAAAGTGTTCCTTCAAAAACCTCTACATCGTTAAATTCTGCAATTCCATTTAAAACTGGGACTGTAATATCAGATAAAATTGAAAAAACAAAGGATGATCCACCAAATGGACTTGAAGATGCTGCCACAGGACCCTTCTTAAGAGTCAAAGAAGCAGGTGAAGGTGTNATTCCCTCTGTATTCACAAAGAAGGACACCGTTGCCCNTGCTGCTTGCCTTGGACGAGGGACNTAACCTATGTTTCTAGCTAAAGAT